GACAGAAGCTACAACTCGGATTCCTGCTCTTTCCAGAGCCAAGTCAAAGCCTCCAACTCCTGCAAAGAGAGATACGGCGGTCTTTTGCTGATCCACTAGTAGCCCTCCCTTATGAGGACAGAATGAATCTCAAAAAGAATCTCTGGAGCCGTCAAGAAAGGTTTTTCTTGCTCAATAAGGGCGAGGATTTCTTTGCAGATTTCGTCCTTTGAGCCATTAAGAGCGCGAGGAGAAACTTCTCGCTCTCTTACATAAACAGGAGCGACATAGATTGAGCAACGATTTCTGCGCTCTTTAAGCCGCACGATTAGCCCTTCCTTATGCAAAACGGAAAGAACGCCAGAGGATTGACCTGCGTGAATGTTTTCAATCTCTCCCAACTCTTTCCAAGTTAGCCCTCGAAACTCCTGATCCCAAACGCGCTTCAATGCCACGCGCTGGCGAAGAGAGGTTGTTCCGTTTGCGTCGTCAATGAATGCGCGGTCGCGACTGGCTTCTGAGCCTCTCCAACCTGAACTCCCTGCATAGGGGAGCAATGGCAACTGGTCGTTCAAGAGATTTCCTGAACTCGCGCCAAAAATACATCTTTGAGCGTTGTTCCATTTACAGGAGCTTCAAGCAGGTCGCGCTTTGCGTAATCTGCATAAATCGCGCGCAACTCGTCCTTACTTGTGGAGATTTTGACTGTTTCCATAATCGCCGTAATGTCGGCAATCTCTAAGTCGTTGTAAACGCGCGCTGGCTTCGCTGAAGCAACAGGTTTGCGTGGCTCGCTTTGATAGCGCTGGACTTTTTCCATTTCCTGAGCGCTTGGGCGTGATCCAACTGGAGCGTCTAAGCAGAGAACGGAGTTGCTTATGGCGCGGCCGATTGCGGACGTTTCTCCATTTTCGAGGGCGCTCGTTCTATTTACAGGAGAAGCGCCAACAATTTCCTCGGCGTATCCAGTTGCTACCGGGCTGAGGTCGTCGGTTGAAAGATAAACCTCCGCCTTAATTATGAAGCGTCGCTCGTCGTGAAAAACGAGATCTGTGAGAACTCTTGCTTCAGGGAACTTTGTATAAAGACGGCGTAATCTCAGCTCCACCGTTTCGTAATTTTCGAGATCGAACTTTCCTGCCATAGCCTTACCTTCCTGTTGGGGCGACCTTGTGGCTGCCTGTTGGGGAGAAGAATAGCCCTCAGATTATGATTTCCCCAGCATTTCGAGGCTAATTGTCGCCAGCGCGCCTTGGCGTGAGAGGATAGGGCTATGACTACACTTGCAGGATTCCAAGGAAACGGCTTCGCCATAATTGGCGCGGACTCTCGCGCTACGGACGATTCTGGCTCTATGTTTATCCTTAGCAATCCCAAGGTTATGTGGGACGACCAGCGCGATTACTTGTTTGCTATTACTGGCGCAACGCGCGGAGGCAATCTGATCCAACAGGGGTGGATTCCTCCTCAGCCTCCAGAGTTCCTCGACATTTCTAAGCTCGACCAATTTATGACGCAGGTATTTATTCCTCAGCTCCGCGACCATTTCATTGACTCCGGCTTTGACGCAAAATGGGAAGGCGAATCTGCTTGGAATGATTCAGCTTTTCTTGTAGCCGTTCAGGGAGTTATCTATCCCGTCCACAATGACTACGGCTGGGACAGAGATCGCCGAGGCGTTTATGTCTTTGGCAGCGGTGGCGACATAACTCTTGGCTCAATGCTGGCCCAAGGTATCAAAGAATGTGCAGACGACCCCAAGCGAGCGAAACAAATAATCAAAAAAGCAATCGAACACGCGTGCGAATACAACGCCTATTGCTCTCCGCCTGTCGTCATTGAGATTCAGTATTTCGATTAACCGCGCATAATCACAACGGCAGAAGCAAAAGGAGCAGAGTTCTTTGCATTTCCGAACTTGAGTCTGCCTCGAATAAATCTCACCTCGTGCTGAATGCAATGGTCGTGCCACCACGAAGTATCAGTTCTTGCAGGGAGGAGCAAAACTACCGTCCCCCCCCCCACAACCGCTTCGCGATTGGCTTTTGCAGTCCACAATTTCATAGTTCTTCCGTATGGAGGATTGAGCCAGATAGGAGCGCCGTTGCTATCTTGCGTCCAATTTCTAACAAGAGCATTTCTGCGAGTTTCGTCTTCGTGATCTGGCCCGTACCAATTAGAAGGCACAAGAGTTGAGTTTTGTAAAGCAGCAGCGTCCAGCCCGAAGCCAAACTCTGCGTCTAATTTCTTGTAAAAATCTCTTGGCGTAGCCCAAGTATCGTCATTTGAACTGAGAGCTGCCCCAGTTGAAACAAAAAAGTTACTGACTTTCGGTGTTGCCTGTATTTCCATTCGCCGCCTCCAGCACTAGTCTTGCAAAATGAATCCGAGCCTGTTCCCACAATAGCTTATGTGTCCAAGTCATAGGCTCAGGCGCGTCGGCGTTGAGGATTGCTTCGTAGATTGAGTCGCGCTGATCTGTCAAATGGATTTCAAGAGTCTTCTCCATTAGAGGGTTGTCCCGTGAAGCCAAGTAACTATGGCGTATTTTGTTCCCTCTGTTACTGGGTGGGCAATGTGAGAGTAAGCGTAATTAGAAGGAAAGAGATACAAGTTTCCTTTTTTGGGCTTGATTTTGATTCCAAAATGAACGAACTCTAATTCTCCGCCTTCGTATTCATCATTAAGGTAAAGAATAGGAGAAACGCACCGGCGGTCAATTATGCCTCCGTCGTAATGCGCTTTGTATTCTTGCCCTGTTTGATACTTTAATAAATTGTAACTTTCGGCGTGGTGCAATTCTGGTAAATCAAAATGGTTCTGATACCACCTTTGAGCGCCCAAAACAGTCAAGTAATACTCGTTATTTAAGAAACGAAAAAACTCATTTGTTGCTCCTGCTTTTGATACATTCAAGTCAGTATTTGTTCTTCTTTTGTTGGTTTCTATGGTTTGCGCTGTATCCACTGAGTATTCTGTGGCTTGCTCAAATTGCAAACTTCGGGGTAATTGTCTTGCTTCCTCTTCGATACGTTCGATAATTTCTTCAGTATTTATCCAAACGTTTTCGTATTCTGCAATGCAACCTCCAAGCAAGTTTGTAGGTGCTAACGGGCTGGGTGCTATGAACATACCTTCTCCTTAATCTAACCAGACTTTGTAACCTGCGGTAACTCTACCTTTTTCTGGATCTACAAAATGAAGGCGCTGGGAAGGGATTGCAGCTGAGGCAAGTAAGACTCCTGCGTAGCGGTTATCTGATTCCGTCGAGCCTGTTTGATAAATAGATCCAAGACCGTTCGCCATAGACCACTCCGCGTGAGTGTGGTAATGCCCTATGTAAACGTCGCGGAACTCCCAAGGATAGGAGCCAGATCGCCACTTGTTTGCGTGTTGAACAATGGCTCCCGGTGAAGCGAATCCATTTCGACCTACTTCGTCGCCGTGGATAAGCAGGGCGCGGTAGTTTCCAATCTCCACGCGCTGAATGTCTTCAGGGCATTCTTGCCAAGTAAGGCGCTTTTCTCCTGCGAGGAGCTGGCGCGCTAATTCATAACACATACGGTCAAAGTTATCCGAGCGAGGAACATTGTCGCGCTTAGATCCGATACGCCCGTGGTTTCCCCATTCTGGAACGACTTTGACGCGCTTGTAATTAGCCAGAGCTACGCGCACAACATCAACGCAGAGGCGAGAAACATTGACGTATTGCTCGAATAAAGTTGCGTCAATCTCGAAGGCTTGCCCCGGAAAATTGAAAAGTCCCTCGATCATGTCGCCACCGAACATAATCACGCACTCATCTACTGGGTGATCTGCTCGCTGGATTTCTGTAATGTGAATGGCTTTGTCTGCAAACTCCAAGACTCGACGGCGCATAATCTCGGAGTCATAGCTCGTTGTGCGCTTTGCTCCTTGCCAGTCGGTCATGTGCCAGAGAGCAACTTCGGCTTTCTTGCGCGTGTTTGTAATCTTAGGTTCTGGAACTGGGTTGATTTTGCCGTAAGAAAGAGTTGCGTCGTATGCGGCTTGGTGAGTCGCAGCAACTAGATCATCTACTTTCTGCTTTGTTTCCATTAACTTTTTTTGTGTGCGCATAAGAGCGCGACGCAATTCAGTTACGTCTGTGGATTCAACGCCTTCTGGTAAATCATCAAACTTGTCTTTAAGACTCATCAGTAATTACTATCTCTCGCCCGTGGATTGTGTAGCCAAGTTTGTCCTGCCAAGAATCTTCGTGGGCTGGATTAGCCACACAACGAACAGATTTGTAAGCGTCTAGCATTAGAGCAACCTTCCACGCTGGAATGTCTTCAGATCCGAGAAGCGCTCCCCAGATTCGCCCAGTAATTGCAAAGTTCTTTTTTGCGTCGCCGTAAATGGTCTGGCGCTCTTCAAGAATGCCGTTCAGTTTGGTTTCTTTGGACACGGGCAGACTCCCATTCTATGCCGACGAATTGCCTCGTTACTGCTCTTTATACCTTCAGCTCTGAGCGCCATAAGAACGACGTTTGCTGAAAAGCCCTTCTCCCACGCTTCGTCTAGTGCTTTTTTATCGGCTGGAGAGAGCGAGTTATACATTTCCTGATAGGCGCAGTAATTCTCTTTGCGAGTTCTGTCCATACTTTTAAGTTGATCCGCTAGTGCCATTTGTGAGCCTCCTTGCACGAATTGTAACAACCATTTCGTGAAGTGCCTAGTTAAGAAACGCAAAAACCCCGACTCCTCCGCCTAAGATTTGTCGAGGTTTCTGCTATTAAGTTGTAAGGCTACTTAGCAGCCTTTTTTGCTACCGCTTTCTTCGCAGAAGGTTTCGCAAGCTTTGTGAGTTCTAGCGTAAGCAGGTCAGCCCCGATACCGAACGCTGGATCCTTTGGGTTGATTGCGCGAATAGCTGGGCCAACAATCGCTGCTGCTCCAGCAATGAGGAGCGCTTTTGCGTCGTGGTTACCAGTTGCATAGACGGCAATGACCGCTGCAATAAATGTGCGTCCGTATGACGCGAGCATAGCTTTATTCTTTGCGTTCATTTACTTATCCTTTGGTCGAGCGACTGCCATAATAGTCGCGTAAGAGCGCTTTTTTAGATAAAAACCGTCGCCATTTGACTGGCTTCCCTTTTTATCCGCTGAGGTATTTCCCTCGTAGCACATTAGGAACTTCAGAGTCTTATTGTGGCCCTTCACAATTCCGACGTGATCCGCTTGCGCGTCCTCGTCAAATTGGAAAAACACAATGTCGCCGGCTTGGGCCTGGCCCAACGGAACAACTTGGTTGTTTTTTGTGAGGTATTTAAGCCAAGCGTCGCAGCTTGCAAAACCCTTTTTTGTATTGGCTACTGAAGCAATTGCTCCAGCGTCAAAGTACATTTTTGACGCGCTCATTGCGCACCAAGGCTGATTGTTCAATCCGAACCACTTGCCAAAAGTTGTGTCGTTATTGGCTCCCTCTTGGTAGCCAATAGAAGCCTCGCACAATTCCAGAAGTTTCTTTACGTCCATAGTTAGTCCTTCGTCTTTTTGTCCACCTTCGCAAAGGCGGCGTTGATTTCTTGTGCAGATAGCCTACCGTCATCAAGGAATCCACGCGCGAGCGCTTCAACCACTGTTGCCACGCCTAGCGTTCCAGCAAGGATTACTGCGCTGAGAGTATCTATTCCAACGATTGCTCCTGCTCCAATAACAGACAAGCCAGAAGCAGCAAAGACCGCCACAATTCGAGCCAAAATGTTCCACAGATTTCTAGTCATTGTCTTTGTCCTTTGGGTTTCGTAATCTGAAAGTGGTAATCCATAGAAAAATGGAAATGATTATTGCGTAGCCGACTACCGTTTTTGCTGATCCTGTGAGGACTAGCCAAGCGGAAAACAAGCCGACAAAAGTCCAGATCTGGTTTGCCAGATCCGAGAGAAGGTTCTTCATTACGGTCTCCTGTTCATAATTGCGCCAACAACGATTGTGGCTACAAGGATTTTTTTCGCCTTTTTACGAGTGAGTGGGGACATGTCCGAACCGACGTTGGCAAGAGCTACGTAGGTATTGGCGAGCGCTTGGGCAGCTTCCCCAACTCCCGGAATGTCGAGGTTGATCTCAATAGGAGCTACGGGAACGGCTATGTCCGGGCTATTGAAAGCCATTCCTCCGGGCTGGCCGATAAAGGTTTCAGCTGTCGTAATCGCGTCCGGATCAAGGTAGCCGCCGCTTCCGGGCAATGGAGGAGGCGGAGTCAGCTTGCCGTCCTCGCCTATTACCTGCGGCTGAGCTGGAGTTCCGTAAAGCTCAATGCCTCCGTTGAGGACTCCGGGCTGATCCACCTGCACACGAGGTACCAAAAGGGCGCGATCTGGCACCTTTGGGGTTTCTGGAGCTGCTTCTGGGGCCGCTTCTGGCTCTTCCGGCGCTGCTTCCGGCTCTGGAGCTGAGGCTTCCGGCTCTGGATCTGGAGTCAAAACAGGCGGTTCTGGGGCGATTTCAGGCTCTTCTGGCGCTGGGGTAGGCTCAGGTTCAGGCTGAGGCTCTGGCTCTGGCTCTGGAGCTGGAGGAGGTTCTGGAGCTGCTTCTGGCTCTTCAGCTGCGTCCGGAGCTTCTGGTTCCGGCTCTGGAGCTGCTTCTGGGGCCGGCTCTGTCGCTACTGGAGCTGGATCTGGCCGGACAACAGGCTCAGGAGCTACGGGAATTGGCTCCGGAGCTGCTGGAATTGGCTCCGGATTAGGGAGAGGCGCAGCTGGTTCTGCAATCACTGTCGAGGTATCGTTTGGAGCTGGACTAGGAGAAGGAGAAGGCAATGGATCAGGGAGAGTGGATTGCTCTGGGCTTGGGCTTGGGCTTTGGCTTGGGGTGGTTGGTGTCGTGGATTCAACAGACGGCGTATTGGAGGGAGCAGGTTCAGGGCTTGGAGTCGGATCTGGAGTGGCAGAAGGCTCGCTCGGAGCGCTTTGGCTTGGCTCTGGACTTGGAGTTGCAGAAGATTCAGGAGTTGCGCTCGCAGTTGGGGACGCTTCTGGAGTTGGAGTTGGCTCAGGCTGAACGGGAGCAGGAACAACCCCGTTGAAATAGCCAAGAGCAGGGTTAGTAAGGTCGTCGCTTAGATAAATGCTGAAGCCTTGCGCGTATCCTCCCTCGCAAAAGAGGCGAGGTATGTATCCATTATTGGCGAAAAACTGTTGTTGATTATCCCACCCAATTTGGAAAGAGCGCGAAGAGCCGTCTGCTTTTCCGCAAACGACGTTGCTCAAAACCTGAGCTGCTTGGGCTGGCTCTGCAAGCCATAAAGGGTAGGTTGCAGATCCAAAGAAAATTGCAAGTGCCGGAATTAGGCGGAGTTTCAAGGCGTATCCTTTGTGGGTTATCGCCTTCGCAACTTATTTTACCAGTTACTTTCCTTCTTCTATGTGTTGGTCAAAGCGCCCTGTAAGTCGAGCAAGGTCGCGTTCCATTCTGTCGTTCTGATCTCGAAGAGTTGAGCCACCGTTGCGGTGAAATTGAGCGTTTATCTTTTCAAGCTTTATGTCCTGAGAAGTCAAGCGTTGGTCAATTCTGCGCCAAGCCTTGAACCCTGAAGCTGGCAGAATTACGAGAATAGAAATCAACTGCGCAACAGTTAAGGCGGTATCAAGATTCATTGGCGCTCTTTCGAGTTATGTAAGAGTTACGATACGAATGGTACCAGTGCTATCTCGAAACTTCAGTTGCCCAGAAGTTGAGTTGTACCACAAGTCGCCATTACGAGGTGCCGTTGGATCTGTCGTAACAATAGGCACAGTAAAGCGTTGAGCGGTTTCTAATTTACGCAAGCGCGCAAAAATGTCGTCAAAAAAAGCCTTAAAGTCAAACGGTTGATTTATGTATCCCATTTAATAAGTTCCAGTCGTTAAGGTCAAAGTAATTCGTTCTGGCCCATTTTCGCCGGGGGTTACGCTAAGGGCTACAAGGCGATAGATAGCGTCAAGAGTTGTTGGGAATCTATTGTCCGTAATAATAACTCGGCACTCATCTCCAATTACATAAGTTCCGAACTCTGGATTTACATAAGGAGGAGCTACTACGCGCAAAGTTGTAGGAGGATACGAAGTCGCGGTGATCTGTCCGTTGGCTAGATTCTGAAGCATTGTCGCGTCTGTAATGTCTGAATAGTTAGCCTCTTGCTCCAGCAAAGGCCAGCCAGCCGCAAGTTTTGTTGAATCCGTAGCCGTAGCGATTAACTTGCCCTCATTGCTTCCAGCTCCTAAGCCGTAAACAGTATTTGCAGCGATTGAAGCGTCTTCTGGGTATTCATACTCAACAACGTTTCCGCTGGGGAATTGAAATACAGGAGCAGAAAGGCTTGTAGAAGAATAGGTTGTTCCAGACTTAGGATAAGAAAGCACAAGTCTTTTTGTCGGATTTCCTCCGCCGTCGTAAGCAACTTGAATGTTGAAGTCAAAGCCGTTGAGTTGCTTTGAGAGATCCTGAAGGGCTGAATACACATTCTTTAATTCGTAGCCATAATAAGTTCGGCTCACTAGAACTCCAGAAGTTGTTGGAGTCGTAGTAACGCCTATGTTGCCACCTGTTGCTGCTTGGGCGTTATTCATTAGAGCGTTGGCAATAGTGAGTTGGTCTGTATTGGTATAAACCTGCGTTGTTGTAATCTTACGGCGCTCAAAATAAGACTCAAACTCTCGCGCTTGGAAAGTCATTGTTTGGCTAGTCGAGTTGTATTCGCGATTCCAAAGAACTCCGCCCCAGACAAGAACGCCGTTGCGATCTACATAAATAGCAGTGCGCCCCGGAATTGTTCCAGCCGAAATGTTAAGAGATTCCGCGTCCACGCCAGAGAGCAGTAAATGACCCGTGAAAGTTCCGGCAGTATTAAGCTGCTGCGTGAAACTCACACCTGTAATTGGAAGTTCTGCCAAGATTGCGTTGGTCAGAAGATCTGCAAAAAGATAACGGTATGAGGTAGTAGCCATACCGTTACTTTACAGGCTTGGTTGGCTCTTCAACAACGGGTTCAATTTTGGTCATTGTTTTGATGTCGAAGTAATCTCCTATAGTAACCATTAAGTCGTCAGGAAGCTCAAAGACATTACCTTTTCCATAGACAAGTTCTGCGTCTTCTATGCAAAGCGCAACAACAGTGTTAATTACTAACCCTGTTTCATCTACTGCTCCGTAATTAAACATTCTTTACCTCTTCAAACGTTGATCCATTCCATTTCCAACCAATCGTGGCTGGACTGTTTTCCAAAGTCATCTCTACAAGAGTAAAGCCTTTGTTTTTTTCTAACGCCTCTTCGTAAGTAATTCCTACTTCGTAGCCAATTACTATTGAATCAGAATCCACTACCGCCCACATTTTAATAATAAACCAACACGATTCCGGGCGTTCCTGCGCCTCCGTTGCCACCAGCTGAACCTGTTCCGTTAAATCCGCCGTTACCGCCAGCTCCTCCGCCTCCTGCGCCAAAACCAGAAGCAACGCCACCAGCTCCGTTGTTTGCAACTCCAGCAGATCCGCCAGTGCTTGTTACTCCAGCAGGAAGGAAGGCAAGAGCCGCTCCAGCACCACCGGGTGCTCCCGGAGCGCCAACGCCGGGTGAAGAGGCAGTAGAAGCTGCTCCAGAAACTCCAGCATACCCAGCAGTTAAAAGAGTGGTTGTTATTGCTCCACCTGCTCCTCCCGGAACAGCAGCAGTACCAGATCCGTTTGTAGTTCCTCCAACTCCTCCGTTAGCGACCATGTTTCCAAAAGTTGAAGCACCGCCAGAAGGAGCTGCTGGAGTTCCAGTAGTTTGTTGAATGCCGCCAGTTCCACCGTTGCCGATAGTTACTGTTTGAGGAGTGGCAGTCTGTCCAAATGTAACGGCTGCGCTTCCACCACCGCCACCTCCAGAAGATCCCGGGGACATACCGCTTGAAGAGCTTGAATCGCGACCGCCTCCACCACCGCCACCGCCACCAATAACAACTGCATAAACAGTTCCGTTAGCAGCAGGGATACCAGTAGCACCAGTAGCCGTAAGAGTTCTTTGTAAAGTTACACCTGCATAAGTAACCGCAGGAAATACTGATAGACCCATAATTACACCACCGTCATTCCGCTAATAATCGCAGCAACTCTTGGAGAAGGACTTGTTACCACGATTGAATCTGTTGTATTTAAGTCTTGTTTGAGATCAAAGAAAGCAGTTGAATTTGCACCGATTGTTTGCTGGAATGCAATCGGAACTCTGCCAAGAGTGATTGAAAATGTCGAAGCAGTCGCCGTTGTATTTGTAATTGTAATGTTTGTGGCGATTGTTGTTGTTAATGCTGGAACTGTATAAACCACAGGCCAGCGCCCGAATGCTCCTTGGGTTACTGCCGTTGAAGCTGCGGTTGTAGTTGTTACTATGTAAGAAAATGTCGTTGTTGTTGGAACTGCAATTACTTGAATCTGCAAACCGTCGTAGATTGTGTCGCCGATTGTTACTGCCACCATGTCGCCGACTGTTAAACCGTGAGCAGAAGAGGTGGTTAGCGTGGCAATAGTATTCTGAACTACTTTGTTTGTGATTGTGAATCCGCTAGTAACGCCAGAGGCTCCTGTATTGAATGTCGCAATACCAACTGGAGAAACTGCCGTTGAAGCTTGGGTAGCCGTAGTTGATACATAAGTGAAAGTAGATGTTGTCGGGATTGAATGAATTACATAAACGCCGTCGTGTGTCGTATCTACGCCTTGAATTGTTACGATTGTTCCAACTTGCGTAATTCCGTGAACCGCAGAAGTTGTAATCGTTGCAAGGTTGCTTGTAATTGCCTTGTTGCTAATGTTAAAACGAGTAGCAGTCGCGCCGCCTACTGGGAATAAACGCGCTAACAGATTGGGGGTATTTACTGGCATTTTTTCTCCTAGTAAGCTTGCATAAAGATTGCAGTTTCGACAGACGATAAGTCTACCGTGATTGCTGAGGTTGAGGTAACGCGCACGTCAGTAATGTTACCTGCCGTGATACTGACTGCTCCTGCTCCTACCGCTACGCGCGCGAGAACGATTGAGTTCGTTGGAGTTGCTGGAATTGCAGGAGTTACAGAAGGCACACCAGTTACGACATTGAAGGCGACTTGGTTGAGCGATCCTGTGTAATAAGAATCAGAAACCGTCATACAGACCAAGTCAATACGAGGGTTAGAAGGGTTGGCTGGAGCAATAAGCACGTTAGTTGTTCCGTCGTTGTAAGCGACGTAAGTTCCCATGTTCGTTGTGTAATCTCCGACAATGGCAGCCCAACCTGAAGCGACATTGACGCTCATGTTAGGAGTGCCGTTTGCTGAAACTAGAAGGTCAGTAGATTTCAGAACGCCAGTTGTGCGCCACAATCCTTGCGTGGAGAGTCGGTCATTTTCCGCTGGGTGCGAAGCGTTTTGCTGCCAGCTTGGGGGTGTGCGTAATGCCATAGTTTCTCCTTAGATGTACGCCGAGCGCCATAATACCGTAGCAGCGGTTGTTCCTGCCACGGTTCCGGTGCCTGTTAAGTAAAATTGGTTTGCTCCGGGAACGGCTCCGAACCAAGTTGAGTTGCCAGTAATAAGATTACGGGCTGGCACTCCGTCCACAGTTACATACTTAGAATCCAAATCTATAAAAATGGTATTTGTGTTTGAATAAGATCCAGTAATGGTGATGAAATTACCTGTTGTCTGGTTGCCGATAGTTGGATTTACAATCGGCCCGTTTAGAGTAATGGTTGGATAGGTTGTTGCCCACCCGTTGTTTTGCACTGTTGTTGCAGCGCCAGAAGATCCGAAGCCATAAATCAAGTTGTAGGTTCTGTTATAGACGCGCCCAAGAGCGTTCGAAACGGCTAGGGAAGCGCTTTGCTGGGTATCGTCATAAAAGCGAGGATCAGGGCAGAAGAAAGAGTATTGGCTTTTGATGTAGCCGTATGTGTAATCTGGATCAACAAGGGTTCTGTTGGCTCTCACACGAGTATTTACGCGCTGCAAGCCTCCAGCCGTAGAGAGCTGGAACTGCATAACCGTAGTTCCGCTAGTTTGAGGGAGCAAGGCTCTCTGGAGAAGATTGTAGTTTGCTTGGGCGCTGGAGGTCATAGTCATAGTTCCGCCAGAAGTTCGAGTATCTGTAAGAACCACTGCCAGAGTAAATTGCGTTGTTGAAGTTACTGTGGCGGCTTGAAGGGTGCGGTTAAATCCAACTCCAGCCGTTCCTGAAGGATTGCCAGTTGAAAGAACGCCAGTAATTGTTACAAGTTGCCCCGTAACTAGCCCGTGAGCCGTCGAAGTGTTGTATGTAATTACACTGCCGCCTGTTGCGGTTGCGCTGGAGATTGAAGCGCTGGAGCTATTGCCTGTTGTGAGGACTGTAATAGTTATGTCGCGCCCAGATAGAAAGTCATTTCCAGAAAACATTCCGTCGGCATAGCCTCGGTTGTCGTCTTGGTTGCGGATAGCAGGGAGGGATTCTAAGCCGTCCACGTCTAAGATTGAGTGCATAGATCCGCCGCCACCAAAGACATAGCCATTGAATGCAAAGGAATACTGGTTCAAGCTAGATACGGTAGGCATTACATAACCCCAAATTGTTCATACTTGTTGCCTCTTCTGTTCAAAGATTGAGTTGCTCCAAAGCGGAAAAGGTTTTCAATTTCCACTGCGTTAGCCTCTGGATCAGCAAGGTTTGTGCCGGTTACGCTGACGTTGTTGTTGATAACGAGCGAGCCTTCAGACTTAGCGGCTAAGCCTAGTCCCTGAGTGCCAGCCAAGATTGGAGCAGCCTTTGATCCAGCGAGAGCGCCAGCGGCAGCCTTCGCCCCGGCCAGCTCCTTAATCTGGTCAGCCGTTTTCTTCAATTCGTCTTGCAGAGTTGCGAGCTTGTCTTTTGTATCCTTTTCAAGCGCGTCAATAGCGTCGTTGTAAGCGATTTGAGCTTCAAGGAGAGCGTCTTGCAAGTCTGTTTGATTCTTAGCCAAAGCGTCAGCCAGCGCAGCCGAGTTCTTAGCCAAAGCAAGTTGGAGATCTGTGCCAATTTGGGCGTATTCCTTAGCCAGCTCGCTCGTTGCAAAGCCCATACTGTCGTACATTTGGTCGGCTAGCTTGCCCATTCCATTCTCAGAAACGTCTTGAATCTTGCCGTATAAACTCTTAATTTCTCCGATAGTTTCAGGAGAAGCGGAAAGAATGGAGTTCGCCATAGCCGTTCCAGCGTCCGGCCCTTGGGAAATGACCTCCTGAATGAATGTCTGAGAGAAGCCAGCGCTCGCAAGCTCTCCTGCTTTCTTCTGAAGTTCGAGAATCTTGGCGTATTTATCTTTCATACGCTGAACCATTGTTGCGCCAGAGCCGTCGGAGTCCTTCATAAGATCCGCAAGGTCAATCTTTGTTGCGCTCTTGAATGCGTTAATGAGGAGGTCTTTTGACTTCTGGATTACGCTGGCGCGCTTTTCTGCCGCTTCTAATTCAAGGTCGGCTGCTTTATCAGCGTAGTCTTTCTGAATAGCGAGCGCTTTGTCCGCGTAAGTTTTGTTGATTTTTGAAACTTTTTCGCCGAACTCTTTTTCCATTTCAACGCTCTTTGTCTGAGCCTCAGAAATGACTTTGTTCATTTTTGCGTAAGATTCTTTAACGTCGCCGTTTAATTTCGTCAGCGCTTTTTTCTTTTCCGCTGCGCTTTTCTTAGCTGCTGCAATCTGCTCAGGAGTAAGCCCCAAAGTTGGAGCGACTGCGCCGGGAGCAACTTCAGCTTCAGTCTTGCTTCCACCAAAGCCCGGAATCTTGATTTTTTTGTTGGCGAGTCCGTCGAGGTTATCCTTAAATCCTTCAACTTTACCCGCAGCCATTTCTGCAAAGTCGCCGACTTTTTCAATGCCGTTGTTGATAAAGTCCAGCCCTTGTTTTGCATACTTTCCAACGCCGGGAAGTTTAGACATTATAGTAAGCCACATTTTCAATGGCCCAGTAACGACTTTGAGAATTATCTCAATCATTTGACCCCACGCGCGGATCATAAAAGCGACGTAAGTTAGAACGCCCTTTGCAATCGTAACAATTACTTTTCGGAAAGTTTCAGAATGGTTCCAAGCGATAACAAATCCAGCCGCTAGAAGAGCAATCGCTGCGACAATCAAGCCAATAGGATTTGCGTACATTGCTGCGTTAAGTTTGAGCATAGAAGCAGCAAGACCATTTGTGGAAGCAATAGAAGCCAGTTGCCCACCATTCATAAGCACTTGTGCTACTGCGAAGACAGATTGAGCAGTTGCTACAACTGCCATTACTGCGCGATAGGCATACAAGCCAACAACTGCCGTGGCTATGACCGCAGCAAAAGCGGTTACTGCCTCTTTGTTTTTGGTGAGCCACTTAAAGACTGGAGATAGATACTTGTTCCAAAAATCTCCCAAAGCCTTTCCTATTGTTAGAAGGATTGGCTGAAGTTTTGTAATCAAATCACGCCCAAAGTCCGAAACTTTATCTTTGGCGCGAGCAATCGCTCCTGCAAAGGTATCTCCAGCTGCCGCTGCTGCTCCACCGAACTCTGTATTCATTTCCGCGAGGATAACTTTTTGAGCGCCCATTACGTCGCCAGATTCGACAAGAGCCTTGATCTGGTCTTTCTGGGCTTGTGTGAAGACAACGCCTACGCGCGTGAGGGCAGTAATGCCTTGAATTGGATTGTTGAGCGCCTTGCCAAGCTGAACTGTCGCTCCTTGTAAATCTCCTCCCATTTTGACGGAGAGATCCAAAGCAGAGAGGGAGGCTTGATTGAAAATGTCGTTGCCTTCTCCGACGACATTGCGAATGTTTGTAAAAGTTTGCATTACTGCCTCGGACTGCATAATCAAGTTCTCATCTACGCCAGAAAGTTCTTCGAGGGCGCTCGCGTGTGCCTTTAAGCCTTCAACGCTAAGTCCGGCGACATTTCCTGTAGATTCGATACCTGCTTTGAGCTGAGCAGTTGCTTTTTCGTATTGTTGAGCGTCTGCGATAGCGCCTTGGAGTCCAGATTTTAAGAGATTCAATCCCTGAGTCATTACATTTCCAGCAAAGACACCAACGGCTGCTGCCTTGAACTTGGACATAAAGTTTGTCTGTTTGGAAACTGTTTCGCCAAAGTCAGAGAACTTTTTGTTCAACTGCTCCATTTGATTTTTTATGTTTGCAGTTTCCAGTTGTAATTCGACCAAAACTGGAGGGATTGTGCTTGCCATTACAACCCCTTCATTAAACGCGCAAAATTAACTGTAAAAATGCGGTTAAGATTTCCACTTTTTACCATGTATCCAACCGCAGTGCTGAGGAAAGGATACCGCACACCAGACTTCCAGCGTGGGCTACCTAATTCAACCGCGCGTGCGTATTCAACACTTGGGCCAACAGTTGCAACATAAGATCCAAAGCCGTATCTAACTTCTGTCGAGATTGAGCGTTGCAAAGTTCCCGTAACTTTGTTAGGGCCTGGCCCTGTTCCGGGAGTATGTCCTTGACCTCTTGGGTGCGTTCCAGTATTAGCGTTGAGTTTTGCTTGGCGCTCTAAACCGAGAGCCGCTTGCGTCAAAGCTAATTGCCCAGCCTTTTCTACTGCTTGCTCAAAGGCAGTCAGACCAGCGAGGACTTGCGAAAGATTTTTTACTACAATCGCAGCCATTACGCACCAGCCTGTTCTGCCTTCTCCGCTTTAACCTCTTCTACTGCTCCTGCTATTGCCAACAACCAATCCGCTTGTATTGCGGAAAGATTATCTACTTGCTCTGGAGTCCAGCCGAAGCGATCTGCAAACTGAAAGTAATACCAAACCTCGTCGGGATACTCAAAGTCTGAAAGTCGCTCACCGCCTTTGAGCCACCACTTTAATCGTTCGAGCTGGCGGTATCCGCTTTTGGGTTCTTCTCGTTTTCGACTGACTTGCCGATACTAGGAAAGAGCTTTGATTGCGCGTCCTGCGTTGCTTCAACGAGAGCGTCGTAGTCTGGGATTTCTAGTTCGTCAAGAGATTCAAGTTTGATTGAAGGAGGCACAAGGTCAAATGACCAAGACTCCACAAGCATTGCGATAAGCGCGTCGCCTAGAACGAGAGCCTTAGAAAGCTCGCCCTCTGTGCTATCGCTTGCCTTGATCACATTTTTACGGTCTTTGACGCGCAAAAGTGAAGGGTCTTTGAGAACTACTGTGGCTCCTGAAGGGAGTTTTACTTCTTTAGACATTGTGTGCCTTTCCTGTTGGGTTGCCTTCCCGTTATCTTAACAAATCGAGGGCAAGTGGGTAGGGAAACCGGGAAGGCGTTCGATCTCTACCTACCCACCTGCTTGAAGATTAAGCGTATGTGCCAGAAGCCTTTGCGTTCTTCAGAACCCACTTGATTGGTGAGTATCCAAGAGTTGCACCTGCGTCTGTTGTGTTTGCTTGACCGTTAATGTCCACAGAAATCTTGACAAAATCTTCGCCACGATCACTTGCTGCTGCGAC